TCTGTCCAACCCATTTTAAATGACCCATCCCAATCCCCTTGATAAATCCTTTTATAATCATCATCAGAACTTGTGAATTCATCAACTCTATTATAATACCTCTTATCTTTTTTGAGACCAGTAGTTTCTGTGGGGTAATAATTTTTAGGTATTTTTACTAATTTTAATCTGGCATCAAAAGTTCTATTAGGGACAGAAGAGAAGCTCTTAGAATCTACTTTTGTCCCTATAATAGCTGAAAAAGGGTAAGTTAGATTTACAGGTATAATTTCTGTGACTTTATAAAAAGTTAATTCTTTGGAAATTAGAACTGAAAAAGTCTCAGTAGAAAGTTTAGACACTTTCACATACCTTTTTTCAACAGAGGAATTTACATTATTAGCAGAAGCGCTGTAAACACTAGGGAGTGTAAAAGGCTGAGAAAGATCCGCTATATTTGCGCCATCATCTAAATCCCTAACATGCTTATATTGTTCTGGAGCAGCTAAAGAATCTGGGTTACCTATATCTAGCAGTGTAGAACCTTCAATAAGAGCTGCTATCCTGTAAGTCTTAGTATTACTAGGTCTAAGAGACCCATCTCCCAAAACTTTACCAACTTCGATTTCCACATTAAGTATAGCAGGTAGTTTATCTCCCAACTTGAAATCTTCATCGTCCTTCCCATACTGCTTCTCTACAGTATCAAACAAAGAGTCGATTTTCAGAGTGACAAATATTTCTGACACGTTAGGATTTTGAATTATATAAGTAACAGGGGAAGTTTTTTCTTCTGTAACAAACTGTTCGTTTTTAGAGTTCCAAGATGAGAAATCTTTATTAAACTGATTGCTTGTCCCGGCACGAACCGTATCGTTACTCCCTTCATCGATAGGTAATCCTTTAGCATTTAGAGATATAACACGTTGAGAGTCGCTAGGCGCGGAGGCTTGCTGCCAAGGGCCATCGTAACGACTATTCTCCATTTTAAAATTATCTTTATCCTGACTTGTATTCCTAGCTAACCTTTGAACTTGACCTGAGGATTTAAATGGGCCATATACATTTTTCTCTACAGATTTGTCTATATGGACTTTATTAAAAAACTGAAATGGGTTTTGAAATTCTTTCCCGTTCCGGCTTTCTATAAGAACATTGTTATAATTATATTTAGATAAATCCGGAATATCGCTTTGGGAAAGAGATAATTTTGTGATGGTTTTTAATTCTTTTATAATCTCATGGATTCGGAAGTGAAATGTAGTGTTACCCATGATTTCTCCTGCGACATCAGAAAAAGATTCTGGAGCTTCAATAAAAATAAATATACCTCCCAAAAGATTTGAACCGACTTGCACATTACCGCTAGAATCGCATATTGGCATTAGCAAATTTTTAATTTCTGAACCTTGAGAAAGATTAACTTTAATCTCATCGCCATTTACAACTTTAGTGAAATCAAAACTGACTGATTTAGGCTCTGTAAATTTAACAGAAGTTTGACCTGAAAGTAAATCCCTATCAGGGTAATACATCAAACAATATCCCCGCCCATCGAAACACTCTTCTTGTAGTTGTTTAGCCGTCTTCTTTTGCCACTCAGGACCAAAAACAGAATTCATTTTACGACGGATCAAATTCAACATGAACTCATTTTGAACTACTCCAGCGGAGTTAGGCCCATAAAGATTCCACGCCTCTTTAATTTTCTCAAAGACTTCGAACTCTGAACCTGTCTTCTGTTTAAAAAAATAGTTAGCGCTACTTAAAACTGAACCGGGAGCAGTTACAGGAGCCCTACCTCTTACGAATTCTAATATCTCTCCAGCTGTGTTATGCTCAAAAGCTACAGCAAAATCTGATGTCCCTAAAGTGTTTTCGTTAGGAAACAACGCATGAAAAGCGTACCAACGAACGTCATTAAAAGCCGCTGAAGCTGTGTTATCTGAATACTCCAAAAACTTCACATTGTGCCTAACGAGTCCGGGAGAGAAAAAAGCTTCTATCCCATCTACCAAGTTCGACCAACTTAATGCAAATTGAGGGTTTCTTACATTTAGCCTTTTAACGGATTGAGATATGCTAGCCCCTTCATCATCTAAATTATTAAAGCTATCTATCGTCAAAGAGACCTTATCTAATTCTGTAACAGATTCTTCATAATCAATATCAACTTCTCCATCTAATCCTATAGAAACAGCGGTATTATCCAAATAAACGCCCCTAGATATGTAATTTTTAGGTAAAAGACTCCCTTGAGTGTCTACCAATCCTTCAATAGGTCCATCAGAGATAAGATCTAAAGTCTCAAGAAAGCTAAAAGAAGAGCCAAACTGAAAATCTCCTATTTTAGGAGGATTCAAAACCGCAGGTTTAACATCAGGCTGCTTACTGCCAGCGCCATGTAATTTGTTTTTTCTAGATAGGTGATTCATTTTATTACTTAGATCCATCTGAGATTTCTACATTAAAGCTTGATTGATTTGCTGTCATAGCGTCAACAGGGTTTAATGTCTGAGGTACAGATTTAATTGAAGATTGGATAACGCTAGAACCTACTTTTAAACGACCATAACCAATTGGCAGGGGAGATCCTTGAGTTGTAAGGTTAATTTGACTACCACTAAACGTCAGAGACCCCTGATCTGACCCTATTGTAGACTCACCACCATCAATAGTTCCGGGGTCCATAAGAGCGTATTGAATAAGGGCAGCGCCCATACTTAAAACTAACGCCACTAGTAATTCAGTTCCAGAACCAACGATAAAAGGAACAAAATCTATTTCCTTGGGGTTTTTTTGATTTAAAAAAGAATCTTTATTTAATCTTTTTCTATTCACAAGTAGTTCATAACTAAACCCCTGCTTTTGCAAATCTACGACAGTTTTTCTAAATCCATCTTTATTGGCGTCTATAGCTCTAACCACATCTCTTGGTTTATCAAGGTGCATCTTAAATACTTTGCCGTATTTTTGTGCTAAAATTCCGTGGAGCCTAATAGTTGTCATAATCTGCCTTAAACCTGTTATATGTAATTACATCTATTTCCAAGTTTTGTGGCTCATAAAGATGAAATTTTTTACTTTCTATGCTATATATGAGAAAAGGTATGCAACAATTGTCAGACATTTTCACATCAAACTCAGAAGGTTCCTCATCTCCGTTGATATGACTGTGATAAACTGATACCAATTCGTATCTGTCTTTGAAGATTAAATACTCCAAAGGGTCTATCATAAAGTGTTGGGAAGGGTTATCAGCTATGTTTTTTTGGTGCTGAATGACATATTGATTTTTTTCTTGATCAAACCCTAAAAAACCACAGATCTCTAAATACGCATTAGATTCTGAAGTGTCTACAATATCTTGAAAAGATTCTTTTAAATTCATATGCTTTGAGGTCCAGATCTATAGTCATAACCGTCCGTTCCGGGGAAACCCCCAAAAGGTAATACGTAGTCAGCATTTTGGTTAGGGACAAAATCTTCAAATGATGCTTCGGTATACTGAATGGTTCTTTTTTCAAAAAGGGATAGAGCTGAAGAAGCTCCATTAGCAGTGCCATCAGGTTGCGAGACGAGTGGAAAACCCGTAAGATCATTATTAGCTCCTATATGTTCATCTAACAAGACTAACTCATTGTTTTGGAGACCCGTCTCCATATCATACCAAGCGACAAGATTTCCATCCCCTGTCAAACCCGCCAAAGCTCCCGTGGCTTGATTGTATCTTATGGGTACATACTGGGAATAATCACTTGCTTTTTTTTGTAAATTATTGTCTGTTAAGTAATAATCGTCGTTAGAAACTGATCTATTGGTCGCTAAATTTACAACCTCATCATCATTAAGTTTCCTCCTCCAAATACACGTTTGCGCTATATCGCCAGCAAAAGATAATTTTTCATTGAAAGGCGGAGATACTAATCTGGCATCGCCAAACAAAGAAAACTGAAATGGCGACACAAAACTAACAGAATCAATAATCATCCTATCTGAAAAGATGACAGCTCCATACTCATTTCTATCAGGGTTAACTAAAATTTCTATTTTACGCACCCCATCTAAGATGGAGCCCCTAATGCATATGAAATGAAATTTATTTTCATCTGCGAATTTACTTTTAGCTTTATAAATTTCATTAGTGTTCGCAGTCGTCCTAGTAACAAAATCCAAGTCAAAGCCTTTTTCCGAATCTTCAGTGTTTTGAGATGAAAAATGAAGGTTGGCTGCTACAGGACTACCTAAAAGATTACCGTTGGTAGGGTGGAATTGAATTTGGTCGTTAGTAGGTCTATCAATTTTATTAGTGGCGAGGATTGAAGGGTTGGTAAATACGCCGTTATCATCAATATGCTGTCTAGATCCTCTAGCCCATAGAGTGACAGTCCATTGATAAGGATTTTGAGTGTTAAAAGGATAAAGCAAATTCCCTTCATCACTTAAAAAAACAGCAGCAGCACCCCTCTTTAAATGTATATAATTAAAAGACGCTGAAGAAGAGCCAAAAAAAACTTTTTTTAAACTATCGCTAGAAAAACGTTTCTGGCAAGCTTCTATTTTTTTAGTGCATCCATCTTTTTGCCAGTGAGATGGGTTATCCTCAGGGTGTTGCCCTCCAGAATGAGACTTCACACAAACATACCAGACTTTATGATATATAGGATCACTAAACTCGTTCCTATCTAGGATAACGCTTTTGTTTTCTAAATAAACCGCATCTCCCGCTGTATAAGACTTATTAGGTTCATAAAATTTGTTTTCAGAATCAAACTCATCATTAATATTTAAAGCTACAGGAACCCCATTAGAGCCTACAAAAGTTTCTCCATTATCTTTCTCCACAGGTTTACCTTGATATCTACAGCCTAAGCCTCTATACTGCCAATAACAATACTTAGCGTTGACAGTCCTGTGGTTAACATCAAAATTATCTAAATCTAAAGGTAAATTCAACTCAAACTCCACAAAAGCTTTGTTTTCTTGGACTTTTTGACCTATTAGATATTTCTCTTCAGATATTTCAGACTCTGAATTAGCTAAACCAAAAGGGTTTGAGCCATCAAAGTTTGAATCATCTAAGTGTTTTATAAAGACCTTTTTCCTATAAACTTTAGCGTTTTTAAAATCTTTATATTTATCAAGGAAATAAGTTACCAGCTTGTCTGTATTGGCTATTTTAATCTTGGGTCTTGGCAAAGTCCCATCAGCAAACACGCCAAACCCTTCAGATTCTACAGGAATAGGTATATACTGTATACCCTGCCAAACTACATTGCCGCCAAAAACAGAACCTCCATGAAAAGTGAAAAAAGCTGAAGGCGCATTGACAGTATCAGGGTAAATTTTATACAACTCCAAGATCGCAGTTGGTTGTAAATCCAACAAACTCCTTGCCACCTCATTTTTACCTTCAGACGCCATGTTTAATATTACACTTCTTTTACTATTATAACCTGTAGAAATGATAATTAAACAATTAATCAACAAGTCTGAGGCTTGGGAAGACTTTAAAAATTTCTGCCTGAGATCTAAACCTTATAAGGCTTTTTGTATTGGATCTAGGCGTATGAGAGAGCGATCCATAAAAAGATATTTTGATCAGTTCTGCCAAGATTGTGAAGTCTACGAATGTGAAAATGTTTATGTTTTTACTGCGGAACATAGGTTTTACAATCATATACAATTCTTATTTGGTGGGGATAAGGACACTAATTTAAGTAAAATAAAGAAATTCTACTTAATAATGGATAAAATCAGATCAGAAAATGGTAAATACTTTAAATCAGAGATAAGAAGAACTTTCAAAGTTGATTTTTACAAAAAATGGATTGATAGATACGACAAAAGAGCTATAATATTGGACAATGAAGATCAAACCGTCCTGTGGTATAATTGTATAAAAATGAAAACTTTAAAAATAGTTGCGACAAATAAAGTCAGCAGACATTTACAAGATAAAATAGCAAGCTACGACAAACTAGATTTTGAATGTGGATCATCCCCATGCATATCTTACCTTAAAATAGAGGAGGATATGTATATATTCGACGCGAAGACCGTAGAATATAATGGGGACCACAGCTTAATAAGTGGTTTAATATCAGATGATAAATCGTTCGTTGCTGCCATAACTTTAGAATTCAGACCATAATGAATCAAGAATTAGTAAAATATCGTGTATACGATAAAAAAGGACAATACCATCACTCATACCAAATCAAAGATGATGCTATAGAATGCGCGAAGCATGTTAGCGGGTCTGTAAAAGAGTTAGGTGGTGACTCTGAAAAAGAAATATTTAACGCTAAAAAGGTAAAAAAATGATATCAATCATTAAGTCTGTTTTAAAAAGCGTAGAATTATACCTAATGCTTAAGAACAAACTGGCTTTCTTTGACGTTAAAGCTAAACACAGAAAAATCAAAAATGAACTTATTAATGAAATTGAAGAATTGCGGGCTGCTGGTGACAGTAACTCCTCTGATCGCGCTGACATCCTGCGGAGGAGGCTCAAGTCCGAAAACGACGACTTTGAACATATATCAACCGTCTTCCTTAAAGCTAAAAGCAGGAACTCCGGTTCAGACCCAAGAGGGGATATACACTCCTCCAACTGATGAAACTTGGCATTCTGACGCTAGATACAGAAAATTAGAAAGAGAACTTTTCGATTAAATAAAAAAAACGGCATCCGTAAAGGATGCCGTTTTTAATTATCTATAAACGTCTTTTCTTATTCAAAAGCAATATAATAGGGATTGCGCTAAAAAGAATAAAATTCACCTCTGGGATCGCAGTCCCCGTTGTACCACTAAACTTTAAAATAGATGGATTTTGAGAGAACGATACTCCGTTTAAATAAATATCGTCACCTTGTTCTATAAATTGATCTAGAGAGTTTAAACTAAGTTGCGCGTTTGGTGATAAGTTAATGATAGATCTTTCTGTCTGACTATTGATTGAATCCCCAGCCCCCCGGAGTGTCAAACTACTAGTTGAATCCACATTTATCTCTAGACCAATCGCAGAGAACATCGCATCCATACTTGACCCTTCAGTTATGTTCAGCACTGAATAAACATTGTCATCATCTTCCACCCCTGTGAAACCATTGTTGTTTTGGAAAGTAAAATCCGTAGATATTAATGTTACTGAAAAACCATCCCCAATCTCAATATTTGAATAAGAGGGGCTATCTTCAAGTATTAAGGCGTCGGTTATAGTCAATATGTTAGTGACAGCAGAATCCCTATCTAATTCCAGAGAATCTGATTGGGAAAAGTCCCAGTTTGGGGCATCATAAAAATCATAAATCTCTGCTTCATCTGCGTCCCAAGTTATAACCATATCTAATTTCTTATCTTCACTCTCGGCTATATCTACGACCTCCTCATTACTAATTTCAATAGGTCTCTGAATATTAATTAAAGGGTTGATATTAGGGTCTTCTGTAGGGTCTATTAGGAATACATTCCCTTCTACAGAGGTAATAACAGCAGATTTAGCTACAGAAACAATTGAGAGTAAAGTTATGAGTGTGCGTTTCATTTTTTCTTTTTGAGTACAAAGTTCTTAAGTTTAGTTAAGTTTCCCGTCAACTTACCCAACAATCTGCCCAACTTACTATCTTCAGGGACAATATAAGAAAGAGTCCCTAACAAACCTAATATCGAAATAATGAACTCAGGCATGGACCCCATGTAAGGGGCTAGGATTTTATCAAATATATCTCCCATAGTATTATCTGGTTATGACATCAGGGACTTGAGTGACCTGATCATCTTCTTCTAGTTCTATTGTTTCTTCTGAGTTCTCAAGATCTGTTTTTTTCTTTTCACCCTCTTCGGATTCTTCTTCTTCAGCTTCTTCCTCAGGCTCCTCTTCTTCTTTCTCCCCTTCTCCTTCGTCTTCTTTTTCTTCTTCCTCTCCAGACTCATCTTCGGATTCCTCTTCGGATTCCTCTTCAGATTCCTCTTCGGATTCTTGAGCCTCTTCGCCTTCGTTTTCTTCTTCTGTCTCCTCTTCGGTTTCTACAGACTCTTCTTCTTTAACGGCTTCCCCTTCTCCTTCCTCATTGTTTTCTTCTGTAGGTCCGCCTTCATTTTCTTCCCCCTCGTTAGAGGCTTCTTCATTTGAAGCTTCACCCTCCCCCTCTTCGCCACCAGACCCTTCACCTTCACCCTCTTCGCCTCCTTCGTAACCTTCTTCAGATGTGCCGACAACATCTCCATAACCTTTTTCGGCATATTCTACAATCGCTTCAGTAACACCACCAAAAGGTTGAAACCCAATTGTCGTTTCAGTAAAATCATTTAAATTAGAAAATATCTGGTGTTCCTGCTCTGCCACGACAGCTATCTCAGTACCTTTTTCTTTCGTTGTTTTAGCTTGGAAGTAAGCTCCACTACCTATAGACATAGTACCAGCCATTCCAATCGTCCCTACTTTTTGGACTGTTTCTTGAACAAAAGCACTTAACCCGGTGGCAGCACTAGCGGTTTGAGTTGTCGCTCCAGCAGCAGCTGCAGCAGCCGTACCTTTTGCAGCTTTATCTAAAATATCTTTATTTTTTTCAGCTATCTCACTGAGCTTGTCCATAGTGGAAGTCTCAGAGGTTTCAGCCTTGACCGCTTTAGTTTCAGTTGTTTTAGCTCTTTCTTCTTCTTCTATGACCTCCTCTTCAACAAACTCCTCTTCAGTTTCTTGCCCACACTCCTCACAAACACAAGACTCAGCTTCTAAACGCTTGATTCTTTGCAGCAACGCCCACGCTGTTTCTCTTGCATGGCGATCTAAATCGGAGATGATTTCGCTATCATCTGGATTACAGTATTTTTTTGCAAAAGCTTCCGCCTCCGCAAAGTCTTTGCGATGTTCCCCCATCGCATATAATTACACATCAGAAATAAAAAGCGCTAAAATAATTATATTTTTATATAAAAAAACGAATTAAAAGTGTAACTACCGTTATGGATCATTGGACAGTCATATCCTCATTAACCTCCGCTGTATTCGGAGGAGCTTTATGGGGGTATTTAGGTAAGAGATTGAAGTCAGAAGAGCAAATAAAAAAATTAGATTATCAAACAGAAGCGATCCTGCGTGATAACCTAATTGATAGAGTTGGTAAGCTAGAAGGCTTACTTATAGAGTCCTCTGATGAGAAAAAGGCAATGAGAGAACAAATTAGAGAACTAACAGTTCAGGTGGCCGAACTCAAAGTAGAAATCAAATTCCTTAGAGAAGAAAATAAAAAACTTAGAGAAGAAAGGGATTAACCCTCCACAGTATAACTCAAGAACTCTGGTCTTCCGGGTTCATGATAATCATTTTTAAATGTGACTATCTTAACTCTTGCACCATTAACTTCGATATAACCAGACATAAATTGTCTGCCATCTTTAGCTTTCTTGATCCAGTGAGCGCCTACTTTAATATGCTTAGGCTTGTCCGAAGAGTTCTCTTGCTGCTTCGATGAAGTCACGCCTTGCGTTTGATGGGACTCTTGCATACTCATTTTTGAATCGTCTGTAATTTCGTTTGCTGATCGCTTGCTCATTTAATAAAAATAGTTTTCTAATTTCTTTTGATTTTTTACCACTCATAATTTTGCTATATAACTTTCTGAATCTTTTATAAATCCAAGTTTATTATAAAGCTTTTTTACTTTATCTCTACTTGGAGACTTCTCAGAGCATCCCATTTGTATATATTCGAATTTGTTATCTCTTGCAAACTTTATCGCTGTCGCGAATAACTTGTACCCTACCCTTGGGTTATCTGATAGCCAGATATATTCCGAAAAGATTTCCATACCATGCCTTGGCCCTTTATCTTTAACAAATAGAATAGCAGCGTCATAATCGCCTGAATCATTTAGGTTGGCCCATACAAACACATTGAATGCCAACATCTTGTCATGACCAAAAGCTTGCTTGAGAGAATCTACGCCATTAGGTAACAGATAATGGTAAGTGTTATCAGGATTACTTAAATCTAAACAGTCTGAGATATCATCTGCCGCTTTACAGAATTCTTTAGCATTGATAATCCTCTTAATCATTTATGCAAAATGGCGACGAACTTCCTGACTTCTTTAACCGGGATGTCGGACCAGCACTTCCAATTTTTTACCAATTCTGCGTCATCGTCAGATATAACTTGATCTCTCCAAAAATCTCTAAGAAGGTTCAAAAACTCTTCGAATGTATCTATACCCTTTTTCGCTCTCAGATGCTTCTGGAGTAGAGCTATAGGAGTTGTAGCCGCAGCCTCTACGGACTCTACAGTGACACTGTTATCAGCCCCTTTAGATTTATCTATCTCATCAGCACCAACGATATGGACATTCAAGAAATTCCTTACACAACGGACAAAAGCTCTATTGCAAGCGATAGTTTCAAGGAATTTAGAAGCAAACGAATCTGTATTATCTAATGTAGCGTTAGCTACATCTTCATAAATAGTATTCGCGCCAACACTTTCGTAATTACCTATCCATACTATCCTGCAGGTAGCTTTCACATGACCATGAGCAATATTTTCTGTCTTGAAAGATACGCTCTCAAAACCTCGCAACTTAGCCAACTCTTTGATTCCGCCAAGCATAATCAATAGCTGGTTATCTTTTAATCCTTCCGTAGAGTCTGGGAAAGGCTTGTTTCTCAAGGTGAACCAATCCCTATTAGGGTAGAGAAAGTCAGGCTTAATCATAGCTCTCCAGTTTATAGAGCCATCTTCATTGAAAATGTAATCCACATTCTTTAACAACCCATGATTATCTCTCTGATAAATATCAGGGCCAAAAACTTTTTCTTTAGCCGCTTTCTTCACTACTTTCTTCGCCGCTTTCTTTGCTACTTTTTTCTTGATCATAAATGTAAAAGTGTTTTAACTCCTCCCAATACTCAGGAGTATCGATCACTTTGTCGTCAGAGTCAAGACCTTTTTTGAAATGAGCGTAGCTTTTGTAGATTTTTTCCCCCTCTACAATATTCTTGTTAGTTAAGAACTTTGTGTTAGGGTCACAGTCAATCTTGTCGTTTAACTCGTCTTTGACGTGGACTTGAGTATCAAAATATTTATTCCTAATGCTAGATAGATCTGAATCTCCTTCCACCAAGAGGATGAAATCAATACCCCACTTCTTTAAAGTGTCTATATACACCTGAGGGATAGTATCTTCCTTGTCTTGAATTGTATAAATGATTTTTTTTATATTTCCTTGGCACGTCATCAACATCTTTAATTGAGGGAGTTGATCTGTAATCATGACGATCTCATGATTACGGCAGAAATACAGTAGAGGCTCTTCCTCCACCCCATAGTCCACCCGCAAGAATATTTGTTTAGGAAGACCTTTAACTATAGACGTAGGGACCACTTCAACAATTTTCTGATAAAAAGAGTCTCCAATATTAATTGTTTTAAAATCAAAACACTTAGATCCCACCCCACACAAATCTAGTAATTTTTTGCAGACTGATTCTGGCAAGATAGAATCTATCTGTCTATCAGGATCTTTATCAGAGAAGCATGGTCTACTATTCCAATCCGGCTCCAAACAAACTTTGTTTTTTGCGCTACCCCAAAACGGCTTTGTATTATTAGCGTAGTTATTCCCATGTAAAGTTAAAGTCTTGACGCCTTGAGCGCTTGCATACTGAGCTAAATGGCTGTCTGGGCCAATGTACATAAGACTTTTAGAGATTATATATGCTTGATTCTTGAACTTACAGTCTAAATGCCTATCCACCCCTACAATAGGCTTATCTCCTCCTATTTGATAAATTTTTATACCACTTTTCAATAAGGCTGGTTTAACCAACTGAAAAACCGTAGAGTAATGTTTGTAAATTTTAGAAGAAGACTTCTCTCCATCATAAAAAACAATATATTTCTCATCTAAACACGGGAAGTAATGCTCCTGAATTTCAGGTTTAGAAATTTTAACTCCCAAATTTTTAGCGTATTCTTGAATTAAATGAGACATTACGTAAGAGAAAATTGATTTTTAGAAATCCCATTATGGGAATAGCAAACCGATTTCTGGGTCGTAGCATGAGGATAGAAAGCCGCATTAAATAACCCATCTGATTTACCAACACCTTCCAAAGCCAAGCAGTTTTCTATTTCTGGGGTGTACTTCATTAACTTATGAACGTATTTATTATCTTCTATAAGTTCGAAATATTCAGGTTTTGTAAATACGTAAATATTATATCCTTTATAGAGGCTTTTGAATTTCTTCATCAATGAATTAACCAATAATATATCCACTTCAGATTGAGGGATTACCACAGCTATTCTCCGATCACTATCCTCATCCCCCAGAAGATCCGATAACGAAGAGATATTAGATTTTTGTATTTGTTGAGTAGCTACATTTTTAAAGTGTTGTATAACAGCTCCTGCGCTCTGGCCAGATAACATACTTTTCACCCAGTGTTTAACTCCTGAAGAATTCCTATCTACATCCTCATCAAGAATATTTTTGTAACAATCAATAACAAAATCAGAACGTTCTTGACCGTTTTCTGGCATGTAATCTGGGTTGTAGTCTCTAGCTTTAGAAGCGAAATCATAATCCACTTCAGGCATATCATCTATAATATCCTCAAGTTGTTTACCAATAACCTCTATCGAAAAGTTATCTATAGCCCACTGCCTAGCCACCTTGCCTAAATTAGATTTTTCATCCGAAGACATCTTGTAGACGCGATCAATCTGTTGGCAAATAGATTGAGGGCATGTAGAAGCTTTAATGAATTGTGTCCCCGGCTCTCTATATTCATTCCAAGCTAAAGGTATTCCTCCAGATTCTTCAGTGCAGTTATCCTCGCCACAGGAGTAATCTGTGACTAATGTAATCAACTCTGTAAGTTTAGCTTCTTGAATAGGAATCTCTTGACCCCCGCTCGTGAATGGGTGGCAATAAACATCCATGAGATTGTAAACCTCATTAAGCTGAGTCTCCGTCACACCCTTCTTCGTATTCGCTGTATTGACAGACTTCTCTGACCCACAGTTAACACATTTTTGTTCCTGACCTTCATAAGGCGAGACATGATGATGATCACATTTAGAACAGACATAAGTAGTCAATATATCAGAATTATTAATACCCTTTTCTGCCATTAATTTAGGTATATCCCAACCCTCTTTCCAATGAGTATGTAAAAGTAATTTTGTATTTAAGTCGGGGTTTTCACTCTTGAAAAGTTTGAACCCTTCCAAAATATTAGGTACAGACTTCCTTAACTGATTTCTGAAAACAAAACCTATAATAAATTCATCAGATAACCCACTATCAGACCGCAAACTCTTCCTTTTTTCTTCTCCAAGCTTCAAAAAATTAGAACAATCTAGAGAACCCCTTAAGGTTTTAACATGATTATAGCCTAGTTTTTTCATAGCTTTCTCCGCGAAGCTAGCCCAAACATAGTAATGTTTAGTTTTGGGAGCATACTGAATAGCTTGATCAAGAATAGGTAGACTATCTAATGTAGTCCACAACATACAATTAATCTTATTCCACCAAGGTTTCATGTGATACCCTTTAAAACCCCAAATGTCTTCCATGCCAATGTAGACATCAGGCTTAAACTCCCTTACAGCCTTATCCACATGGCTGAAACCGTACCCCTCCATCCTTTTCTCGTCAGCATTTAAACCTGCTAACTGAGCGGCGGAAGGAAGCGAACCTGCAGCCTCCCAAGGTAGGATTTGCAGAGCCGGATCAGACCAATGACGGCCATTAGCCAATTCAAATAACTCATACTTACCTGTATCATGTAGGTAACGCATGATATTCTTTTTATTTTTGCCAAAACCTGTGAAAGCTTTGCAAAAATTAGAATGAATTAATACCTTCTTCACTGACGAGACTTAAGTTCTTGGTTCTTGGTAAACCTAAAAGCATAAAGCTCTTGAAGAGCAAATTTCAAGAACTCCAGTAAACAATAAGACTCTGACATCTCAACTCCAATGCCAAATTTGTTAGTAGAATTTCTTACTATGCCAAAAGAAAAAGCGTTTTCTCTCCCTTCTCTTAGCCAAGGTTTAAAAGAGATCTGAGTTTTATTATCCTCATAAGAGTGGTAAGCTGAAAAATCTTTGTAGTTTTCTACGGCATTGATAAAACCGCCGATTTCCACCTCATTCAACTTAATAGAAATTGAATTTTCTGGGTTTTTCGCATTCTGGGAAAAAGATCCTGTTTTCTTCTGGTTATCCCAAGAAAATTGTCTTACAGCCCTAACATAAACACAAGGCTCTCCTGAGCGTCCTGTAGCCCCGATATCGAAACTAAAAGCGCATCCTGTGTTTCTGGGGTTAGGTTTATAAATCTGAACAATCATACACGATTGTATGAATTTCTGAGCTTAATTCAAATTAATAAGTGTATATATAAGCATGGATAATTTTGATGTTGACCCTGAAGTAGCCAAGAGTATTAGAGAGAAATTTGGCATAAGTAAAGACACTTTTAAAAATAGGGCAGACTTTATGGTTAAGTCCGAAAGAGACAGAGAAGATGTGGTAAAGCTCTTAGCTCTTATAAAGCAACTCAGAGATGAGGAAGCTAGCTGCTAGAGTTGTTATCTAAGATAGGCTCTGTTATATTTTTTGTAATAAACTCCCTATTATCTCTAAAGATAGGGATCTTGCATAGTCTATTGTAGCTCTGAGAAAAAGAATCTATAATATTCATTATGGTCTCAACCCTAGAAGACTCATACAAATAAACCTCTTTTAAATACTGCAGCAAATATTGGATAGCCTTTTTTCTCAACTCTATCTGGTAAAAATCATTATAAAGACTTCTATCCTCCTCTATAGACATCCTTGCTGACACATCCTTGATTAATGACCTCTCGACATCTTGATTAAGACCAAGGAATAAAACCATATTAGCTATGTCAGAATATACATGCCCTTTACAGGCATACCTCAAATCCTTAAAAAGGAATTGGTCGCCAGTGACAAAAATAGAGTTTTTAGATATGTCCCCTAATATATTACCTGTATAAACTTTAGGTAGGTTTTGGAGCTGATCTTTGATTTCAGACTTTAGGCAGTCTATGATCATTTTTGATTTGCCGAAATCTGAATTATGCTCAATAAAAGATATTTGATCCGCATCAAAACAAGAAGACATATCTGATTCTAATAGAAAATGTTTAATCAGAGTCTTATAAGTTACTCTATAATTAGTAAACTTAGAAAACCCCACATAACAATCGCAAAAATTACGGAATTCTCGTGTTAATTGCGACCTCCCATAATCAAAAAGAGGTTCAGAGTAGCTTGACTCAGTCAATAAAAATAAGAGTTTGTCACCTATTTTTACCTCACCACTATCAATATACCTCGTTGATAATATTGATTTGGAATTTTTTACATTTTTAATCTCCCTTTTGAACTTAACACTGTCGTAATCCAAGGAGAATTTTAAATCAAAGATCCTATCTCCACTTTCCAGTTTGTAGAAATCATAATCCTCTTCTATATAAACTAAAGAAATCTTATCAATATCGATATCTTCCGAACACTGAGATAAGATCTTCTCTATAATCCGGGTCTCGACAGAATTGATCCCTTGACTAGCGGGTAAGCTATATAATCTATCCTTGAAGATGGAACTGATTTTCATTATATTATTATAAATAAAACCCACCCCTTTTAAAGGATGGGTTTTAAGTATGTAATGCAGTAAACAACAAATCGTATAAGCTTGACTAGCTTACTTTACCAAAAGTCTTAGACGCAATACGGACTCCACTGACACTTGTTTTAGCCAAGCGGCGGGTGCGATTGAAATTGCGATCATAGATCACAATTGTTTGATCTGTTTCTGATTGAAGCTGAGCATTAAGAACTTCTCCCTGTTTAGTATAAAGACCGAAGAAACGACCTTTACTATTCCTAATAGCTTTAAGTAACCTTTGATTCATATG